CGAGGCAGCAGAGACGGCCACCAAGTATGTTACTTGGGAATCTGACTATGTAGCCAGTGAGCGTGAGAAGGGTGCAGTCCACGTTCTTACCACGGCATCTGGCATGGTATTCACCAGTAAGATCCAGGGCATCATTGGTGGAGACGAGCCCGGTGTGTGGGCAGACGTTACTACAGCGCAATCGGGGATCTACTATCACCAAGATACTCCAATGCCTCGCTTTATGCGGGCAGAGATCGTGATGACCACCAACCCTAACGGCGGTGATGTCGAGGTATGGGTGATGGAATGACGGACAACATCGACAAGTTGCTGGCCGATCTTCATGGCCTGCTGACCAAGGAACTGCTGGTCAAACTAGAGTCGGGTGACTACTGCCCTGCGGATCTCAACGTGGCCCGTCAGTTCCTCAAGGACAACAGCATTAGCTCGGCTGACCTAGCGAACAAGGGTAGCAGCCTACAGAAGCTCGCTGATCTTGTTCCGTTCCATGATCCAGAAGAACCAATCCGCAAGGCATCGGGGGAGTAATGCGCGTATACCATCCTACTAACATCCAGAAGTATCTTGGTTTCTTTGGCAGAGTTGGTGCTTTGCAGGTGGAGACTCTAGCATTCAATGCTGGGGAGACCCCCAGTAGCCGAGACAACTATTTGGTCGAGATCGTAACGGTTTCGATTGATGGTCAGACAGCCACGGCCACCCATGGTGTTGACATTGAGGGCAGTCTGAATGATGGCACGACCTACAGTCTGCTTGAAACAATGACCACGGGAAGCCTGACGCCCGGAGGAGACAACTTCAAGGAGCGTCAGATTCTGACGATCCCTGCGACTCCTCGGCTACAATTGCGGATGAAGGACATTGCTACTAAGCAGGCGCTCTTTTACGTCACCGTCCTAGTCTGATGCAGCTACCCGAAGTCTTCACTGGCCCCTCGGGGTTCAAGAACTTCACCTACCTAGCATGGAAGGCCATTGGTCTACCTGATCCGACCCCGGTTCAGTATGACATCGCGGACTTCATGCAGCATGGTGGAGACCGAGTGGTCGTGGAGGCTTTCCGGGGTGTTGGCAAGAGCTACATTGCGTCTGCCTTCTGTGTCTGGACGCTGCTGCTGGATCCCACCAAGCTGATCCAGGTTGTCTCTGGCTCCAAGATTCGAGCCGACGACTTCACCACGTTTACCCTGCGTCTCATCCATGAGATGGGGGAGCTAACGGAGCACCTGCTACCTCGGGATGAGCAGCGGAACTCCAAGATCGCCTTTGATGTCGGGCCTGCTCCTCCGTCTCACTCTCCCTCTCTGACCAGTAAGGGTATCTTCAGTCAGCTTACGGGTGGCCGAGCGGACATCATCATCGCGGATGACGTAGTCACCAAGCAGAACTCCGCGACCCAAGCGATGCGGGACAAGATCGCCTCGGCGACTGAGGAGTTCAACGCTATCCTCAAGCCCGAGGGTCGCGTGATGTATCTGGGGACTCCTCAGTCCGAGCAGGATCTCCTGCACGAGCTACCGAACCGAGGGTATACGGTTCGCATCTGGCCCGCTGAGATCCCCAGCCAGAAGATCGTGACGAGCCAAGGGGACCGGCTGGCCCCCATGATCCGTGAGAGGATCGCTGCCAAGGTAGCCGTGGGGACTCCTGTGGATCCCCTGAGGTTTGACCTAGAGGACCTGGAGCGCAGGCGTCAGGGCTACGGGAAGACTGGTTATGCCATGCAGTTTCTGCTGGACCAGTCGCTGGCAGACGCTGACCGCTATCCACTCAAGATCAACGATCTGATCGTGGACGATCTGGATGTAGAGACCTGCTACGAGAAGTATCTCTGGGCTAACGACCCGGATCTCCGCTGGGCTGACCCAAGTTGTCCAGGGTTCAACGGTGATTACTACCACCGGCCCCTGACTCGGGTGGGCAAGATGTCTGCCTATGAGGGAACCATCATGGCGGTGGACCCCTCAGGCAAGGGTGCTGACGAGACAGCGTATTCCGTGGTAGCCAGCTATGGTGGCCAGCTATTCGTCTTGGAGTCTGGTGGTATCCAGGGTGGATACGATCCCAAGGTGCTGGCCATGCTGGCTGAGATCGCCCGACGGAACAAGGTGACCCGCATTCTCTGCGAGGAGAACTTTGGTCAGGGGATGTTCGAGGCGCTGCTGGTTCCCGTGCTCCAGTCTACCTACCCCTGTCCCATCGAGGGGGTCCGGCACCACATCCAGAAGGAACGGCGGATCTGCGATGTGCTGGAGCCACTGATGAACTCCCACAAGTTGATCTTCAACCGCAAGGTGTGGATCGAAGATTGGGAGTCGGTCAAGTCCTACACGAATGACGACCAGCAGACCCGACTGCTTGGCTTCCAGATCAGCCGGATCACTAGGGACCGTGGTGCCCTGCGGCACGATGACCGGGTGGATGCCTTGGCTATGGCGTGTGAGTTCTGGGTCCGAGCTATGGCTCGGGACACCGATCGCCACATGATGGCCGAGGATGACGAGCGGCAACGCAGGGTGATCGAGCAGTTCCTGCGGAGAGCCGTGGGTGGACCGAAGGAACCACCAGAGCCTACGTTTGTGACCGCTAGGCCGATCTAAGGAGACCCATCAGGAGATCCCAGGCGGTTGCTGCGGCCATCGGCACTTGTCCGTTTCCAAGGGATTTAAGTCGGTCCATCCTACGGGCCAGCCCATCAACCACTCGACCCACAGGGGGCTCAGTTTGCCACCAGTCGTAGGTTCTTGGAGTTGATGCACTGCTCTGCCCAGCAGTCCGTTGATCGGCACGTTCTGGCAGCTTTTCGCTGTCCCGTCCTTGTAGTCTCGCGCTGTCGGCGTCGGGAGCCTCGGCAAGTAGCCACCACCGCTTTCGGAGATGCGGTGCGCCAACATCTTCCGCAGCGACACAGATAGCTGGCGGGACTCGGTAGCCCAGCCCTCGAAGGTCTCGCCAAGGTTCTTCGAGGGCTCGAATGGAAACATTCTCTGCAAAGACATACCTCGGCCTTACCTCCTCAACGATGCGGGCCATCTCGGGCCACAGGTGCCGAGGGTCGTCCGATCCCTTGCGCTTGCCTGCTTGGGACCATGGCTGGCATGGGAACCCACCGGCCACGACATCAACCTTGCCACGCCACGGCTTGCCATCAAACTCCTTGACATCCTCGTAGATGGGGAACTTGGGAAGCCAGCCGTCATCTTGACGAGCTTGCAGAACCTTGCGGCAGTAGGCCTCAATCTCAACGGCACAGACAGGTTCATGCCCCAGCAGCATCCCGCCCAAGATCCCACCACCAGCCCCAGCGAAAAGGTGTAGCTCGCGCATCGGCACCTAACCCCACCCAGCTAACTAAAGTTCCACCACGCGACCAGCATCTATCGTGCTGGGCACCGTGTTTCGCTCACTCTACCCGAGGCACGGCTGGTCGCGTGATGGTCACCGGAACACCCGGCGAATGCTAGAGATCGTAACCGCCAGACTCCGGAGAGTAAACCGTCAAGTCTACATCTGCTTCGGCCAAGATCGCCGCAGCCATCTGGGTTTCCTCTAGCCACCTGTCGGGCAGAGAGGGGCCGTAGGCAACGATGGAGTGGACACCGGCTTGGATCAGGTGCTTCGTGCAGTTCAAGCAGGGGCTCGACTGGAAGCCATGTAGGTAGAGAGTAGATCCCTCTGCTTCTCTGCCAGCATCCAGCAGGGCATTCATCTCTGCATGGACGATCAGCTTGAGCTTCGTCTCTCGGTCATTCAGGCGTCTCTCTGTGTCCCTGATGGGCCGAGGGAACCCGTTGAATCCTGTGCCGACCACTCGCCTCTCGGTAACCAAGAGGGCACCTACCTGGGTAGAGGGATCCTTGGACATCCCTGCGGCCTCGGCTGCGATGCGGAGAAAGTGCCTAGTCCACTTGTTCATGCTCTCCATCATACAGAGGTTCGTCCTCTCCCCATATCTCTGCGGCCAGCAACATCGCTGACTCGCAGAAACAGAAGAGATCGTCAGTTTCCAGAATCACGCAAGCCATGCCACGCATGGTCTGGGTGATTTCTGGTTTTTTTTCGAGCGCCTTCTCTACGGCTTCGAGTAGATCGCCCAAGCTCACAACATCTTCGGTAAGCCCGAGACGCTCGGATAGCTTGCGCCACCTGTCGCCCTCACTCATAGCCTTCTACAACATACCGATACACACGGGCATGGGCAATACCCCAAGACGCATCGTGGTCCTCGGCGCACTCATCGTGAGACCATGCCAACGCATGAGCCCACTCGTGCATGAGGATATCCAGCATCCCCCGGAATGACTGGCGTCTGATGTAGATGGAGAACGACGAAGGCCGTCCCTGCTTGGTAATCAGGTGACATTGGCCCTCGTCGTCTAGGTAATCCCGTAGGTAGACCCTAACGGGCAGCAGGGGCGGGAGCTTGTCCCGCAGATGCCTGACGTATCTACGTAGCTCTTGGTCCCTCGGCATTGTCCCCCCGGATCAGGTCGATGGATTGTTGCAGGCAATCAAGGGACAGGTGCGAGTAAACCATAGTCTGCTCTAGGTTCTGGTGACCTAGTAGCTGAGAGATGACAGCAATGGGAGCCCCACGTTGGGCCAGACGAGAGGCAAAGGTATGCCGCAGGATATGCGGCACCCAGTCCTTGTTCTTGTCCTGCCCTAGCTGCTTACGGGCGTGCTGCCAGTGCTTGTAGAAGAGTCGGTAGGTAATCCTAAAGCCCCGTCGGTAACGTCGGGCTACCGCCTCGGCTCGATCCGTCAGCGGCACCGTTCTGGCTCGGTCGGTCTTGGTTTTCTCGATGGTAATCATCGGCCCCTTGGGTGAGTCGGTAATCTTACCGCCCCACCCGAGAGCCTCGCCAGCCCGCAGGCCGGTGT